CAGAAACATTTGAAATGTACTGGGTAGAGATGAGTAAGGTTGTTAAAGTCATTGTTAACGAAAGCAACGGCAAAGAACCAGAGCAGTACGTAGTAAAGGATCTTAATCCTAACTTCCAAAACTTAACTGTTTCGGCAGTTACAACCAGTGATGTATATACCAATCACCCACAGGTAGGCGGTCCTAACGGTAGTTACATACAGCCCAATGCACCATATGGCAGTGGCGGTAGCCGCTTTAGCAATGCGCAAAATGAGTCTGTTGTTAATGCAGAACACGTTGTACACGCTAGTCTGACAGAAGGTTTAGACGTTAATTGGCCCTTCGGAAACAGCATTTTAGAGAACGTTTTTAAAGTCTTTAAGCAGAAAGAACTACTTGAAGACGCTATTATTATATACAGAGTACAAAGAGCTCCGGAACGTAGAGTATTTTATGTTGACGTAGGTAATATGCCTAGTCACATGGCTATGGCGTTTGTGGAACGTGTTAAAAACGAGATACATCAACGTAGGATCCCAACACAAACTGGTGGTGGTACTAATATGATGGACGCTACTTACAATCCACTTAGTATCAATGAAGACTATTTCTTCCCACAAACAGCAGAAGGTCGTGGTAGCAAAGTTGAAACACTACCAGGTGGCACTAACTTAGGTGAGATTGATGACTTACGATTCTTTACAAATAAGTTGTTTAGAGGTTTACGTATCCCTAGCAGTTACTTGCCTACAGGACCAGAAGATGGTTCGCAGTCTGTTAGCGACGGACGAGTTGGTACAGCATTAATTCAAGAGTGGCGCTTTAATCAGTATTGTAAGCGTCTACAACGCATGATTGTTGAAAAACTTGATACAGAGTTTAAGATGTTTATGCGTTGGCGTGGTATTAACGTAGACAACAGTTTATTTGATTTACGTTTTAACGAACCACAGAACTTCAGTAAGAATAGACAAGCAGAACTTGATAACACACGTATTAATGCATTTGCTAACTTAGAACAAACACCATACTTAAGTAAGCGTTTCTTATTACAGCGATTCTTAGGACTTAGCGAAGAAGAAATGCGTGATAACGAGGAACTTTGGAAAGAAGAGAATGGCACAGATGCTATTATTGGTAGTGATGCAGGACTACGTAGCGTAGGAGTAACACCAGCAGGTATTGACTCTGACTTAGAAACTGCAGAACCACCTGAAATGCCAGAGGAAGGCGGCGAAGCAGATGCCGTAGTACCAGAGACACCTGGTGTTACACCCAGTCCTGTTCCGCCCGGAGAATAATAAATAATACTATTATGTTACTAAACGAATTCTTAAATAAACATGAAGACGAAAGTTATCCTAGCAATAATGACGACCAGAGCGTCTATAAACTAAGTGACTTGCGCAAAACTAGGCTCACATTGGCACAATTAAATAAGCTCAGAAATATAAGGGACGTTAAAAAAATTGAACACGAAAAGAAAATAAAAGATATTAGGCAACAGTATAGGCCCGCACCACAGGCAATGTAATTAGCAAAATGACTCCATAATTTGACGTTTCCTACGTCAAAACCACTCAAAAAACCATCATTTTGCAGGGTATTCCTGCACCTCCGTTAAATACTACTATAATACTACTATAGGAGTAACTTCGCATGAGTAAAAAGTATGAACAGTTGATTGAATATATCATCAACGATGAAGAGGACAAAGCAAAAGAACTCTTCCACGATATCGTAGTTGAAACTAGTCGTGACATCTACGAGAATCTAATTGACGAAGAAGATTTTGCTGAAGAAGAATCAGTAGAAGACATGTCGGACGCTATCGAAGCTGATGAAGAAGGTATCAGTGAAGAAGACGACGAAATGGAAATGGACATGGAAATGCCTGACATGGGCGATGAAGAAGCTGAAGAGGAAGGTGAAGAAGCTGAAGAGGAAGAACTCGAAGATAGAGTTATGGACTTGGAAGATGCTTTAGACGAACTCAAAGCTGAATTTGACTCTATGATGGACGATGACGGTGAAGAGAAGCCTGAAATGGAAATGGAAGCGACAGAGACTGAAGAAGAGGCAGTAGCCGAAGAGACAGTTGAAGAAGCTGAAGAAGAAGTAGAAGAGTCAGAAGTTGTCAAAGAGTATGTTGACAAAGTTGCTCAGCCTGCTAACAACTCAGAAGCTCACACATCGCCAGTAGCAAATAAGAACGATATGGGTGGGAAAGCAGTAGATCCTACAGGTGAAGAAACAGGTGGATCAACACCTAAAGTAGCATCTGGCAAAGCCTATAAGAATACAGCTGGTGGTAAAGCACCATTAGAAAAAGCACCTGCACCAAAAACAGGTGAGTAATTAGAGTTTAACTAAGGATAAACGAATGGCTTTATTAAAAGAACACTTGACATTTGATGCGGCTCGTATGGTAACAGAGGGCTCTGAAGATGGTAAGGACTTGTTTATGAAAGGTATTTTCATTCAGGGTGGTGTTAAGAATGAAAATAAAAGAGTTTATCCTGTTTCAGAAATCTCTAATGCAGTCAGCACTATCAATGAACAAATCAAGGGTGGTTACTCCGTCTTAGGCGAAGTTGATCACCCTGATGATTTGAAAATCAATTTAGATCGTGTTAGCCACATGATTACTGAAATGTGGATGGACGGCCCGAACGGTTTTGGTAAGTTAAAACTGCTCCCAACACCAATGGGACAGTTAGTAAAAACCATGTTAGAATCAGGCGTTAAACTTGGAGTAAGTTCTAGAGGCAGTGGTCAGGTCTCAGAATCTTCAGGAGATGTCAGTGATTTTGAAATTGTAACGGTGGATGTAGTTGCACAGCCTAGTGCTCCAAATGCATATCCAACAGCAGTGTACGAAGGGCTGATGAATATGAAGGGTGGTCACAAGGTATTCGAAATGGCAGCAGATGCTAGTGCAAATCAAAAAGTACAAAAGTACCTAAAAGAGCAAGTAACACGCTTAATTAGGGACTTAAAAATTTAGGAGATCCGTATGTTAGAAGCAATCAAACCATTGCTAGATAGCGGAATTATAAACGAAGAAACAGAAACTGCAATTAATGAGGCTTGGGAAGCAAAACTTTCTGAAGCCAAAGAAACTGTACGTGCTGAACTTCGTGAAGAATTCGCACAACGCTATGAGCATGACAAGTCAGTCATGGTTGAGGCTTTAGACAAAATGGTCAACGAATCCTTAACTACAGAGCTTCAGGAATTTGCTGAAGACAAGAAGAGATTAGCAGAAGATAGAGTTAAGTTCAACACAAAGATGTCTGAAACAGCAGATAAGTTTAAAGGCTTCTTAGTTGGTAAACTAACTGATGAACTCAAAGAGTTACGTGAGGACCGCAAGACAATGGCTGGTACAATGGCTAAAGTCGAGCAGTTCGTTATTCGTCAACTCGCTGAGGAAATCAAAGAATTCGAACAAGACAAGAAGGACGTTGTTGAAACCAAAGTCAAACTTGTTGCTGGTGCGAAGGAAAAGTTAGATGAACTTAAAACTAAATTCGTTGCTCGTTCTTCAGCTTTAGTTAAAGAAACAGTTGCCAAAAATCTAGAGTCTGAGTTACATCAACTCAAAGAAGACATCCAATCAGCTCGTGAGAACATGTTTGGACGTAGATTGTTTGAAGCATTTGCAAGTGAATTTGCTGGTACTCATTTAAATGAGAACAAGGAAATTAAAAAACTTCAAAGCATTATTGCTGAGAAAGATGAAAAACTTGCAGAAGCAACTCAAGCACAAGACGATGCTAAGAAATTAGTTGAATCAAAAGAAAGCGAAATTAAAGTTATTAAGGAATCTAGTGAGAGAAAAGAAACACTCAATGGATTACTTAAGACATTAAACAAAGAGAAGGCCACTGTAATGAGTGACTTACTCGAATCTGTGCAAACTGATAAACTTCAGTCTGCATTTGACAAGTATTTGCCAGCAGTTCTTAACAATTCAAAGATCGAACAAGCCGCAAAGCAAGTTCTTTCAGAAAATAAGAAAGAAGTAACTGGTGATAAAACTGCGAAAGACGTCGTTAAGGAAGATGGTAGCAATATCATTCAATTAAAGCGTTTAGCAGGGCTATAAATTAGTAAAACTATTAGGAGAAAACTGAAATGTCAGATAATTTACTAGAAGGCCGTTGGGGTGAGACCAAAGATGCTCTGTTAGAAGGTTTACAAGGTTCTCGCCGTACAACAATGGCTTCCGTGTTGGAAAACACAAAGAAGCACTTGGTAGAATCCGCAACAGGCGGTGCAACAACTAGTGGTAACGTTGCTACTCTTAACAGAGTTATTCTTCCAGTAATTAGACGAGTTATGCCAACTGTTATTGCCAACGAAATCGTTGGTGTACAGCCAATGACTGGTCCAGTTGCACAAATTCACACATTACGTGTACGTTATGCTGAAACAGCAACATCATCAGCTGCCGCTCCGTTTGATACAGATACGGTTGCAGGTGACGAAGCTCTTTCACCATTCAAAATTGCTACAGCATATTCCGGTTCAACAACAACTGGTCGTGCTGACAGCACAGCAACACTTGAAGGTTCACCAGGACGTAAGATTAACGTTCAGATCTTAAAGCAAGTTGTTGAAGCTAAAACCAGAAAGCTATCAGCTCGTTGGACATTTGAAGCCGCTCAAGACGCACAGTCAATGCACGGCTTAGATGTTGAAGCAGAGATTATGGCTGCTCTTGCACAAGAGATTACTGTTGAAATCGACCAGGAAGTACTTGGTTCTTTAAGAAGCCTAGCGGCAACTGAAGAAACATACAACCAGGCGGCAGTTTCAGGTACAGCTACTTACGTTGGTGACGAGCATGCCGCTCTTGCTGTTTTAATTAACAGAGTTGCTAACAAGATTGCTCAAAGAACAAGACGTGGTGCAGGTAACTGGGCAGTTGTTTCCCCAGCCGCACTAACAGTTCTTCAGAGTGCAACAACAAGTGCATTCGCACGTACAACAGAAGGCACATTCGAAGCACCTACAAACACTAAGTTTGTTGGTACATTGAACGGTGCAATGCGTGTATATTGCGATTCATATGCAAGCGACACAACAGCAGTATTAGTTGGTTATAAGGGTTCAAGTGAGGCTGATGCAGCCGCATTCTATTGCCCATATATCCCATTAATGAGCAGTGGTGTTGTTTTAGATCCAGCAACATTTGAACCAGTTGTTGGCTTTATGACAAGATACGGCTACGTAGAATTAACCAACACAGCGTCATCTCTTGGTAACGCTGGTGACTACGTGGGTGAAATCGCAATGTCAAATCTTTCTTTCTCATAATAAATTTAAGTTATTTGAAAGAACGAAGCAACACAAAATCCTGTTCGGAATGGGATACAAGGAAGGAGTCGAAAGACTCCTTTTTTGTTGGCTTGCATTTCTTATTAGTACATAAGTACTATAATGGAAACTATCGTAATGGCAATTTTAGTAACTGTGTTAACAGCAGACGGAACACCGTCAACGGGTTATCACCAACATGGTCCAGAGTTTTACAACCTAGGTGCATGTCAACGCATAATCAGCGACAGAGATCTTCTTCCTGAAATATACGAAGATGTGCGCAGGCATATAGGCTCACGTTTAGTTGAAACTAGGGAGATTGGATGCTTTACTGCAGAGTCTCTTAAAGAGACTAACGACTTGCTTAATTATGAT